CTGCGTCGGCCGTGCAATCTTTATGCAACAAACTTGCAACTAGGGACCAAGCCATGCCAAGAACCACAATAGCCGACGCCTGCCGGGAAAGAGGCATTGACCGGAAGGATTGGGATGAAGCCAAGCGCCAAGGAATCGACCCATGGAGCCGCCCGGAAATGGGCGCTTGGCTGGGTTCTCGCCGCCATCGAATCGCGCCGGGAACCACGATAACCGATCCATCCGCCGCATCCGCTCAAAGCCTAGAGGAGATGGATCACGCGATCCGTTCTGCTAAAGACATCGACACGGTTAAAATCCTCAAGGAAAAGGTTCTCGCCCTAAAAGGCATCGTTGCTGTCCAACAAGAAACCCGCGAGCTTGTCCCGGCTGGCGAGGTCCGGCAATCTATTACGAAAGTCGTCGCCGCTGCCCGTGGTGAAATCCTCAAGCTATCCGCAGACCTTCCGCCGCGATTGGAGGGTCTGTCAGCCGCTAAAATGCAGCCGCTTATCCGCGAGTGCGTGATCGAAGTCCTCACCCGCCTTGCTGACGAAACTTCCACGCTTTACGCAGAATGATTCCCGCCGTCGTCAAAGGCGCATGCCTAGGATGGAAACCTCCAACCACGCTAAAGCCGTGGGAGTGGGCGGCGAAGAACGTAAAGATTTCCAACTCAGAGCGATCAAGCAAATACGACCCGGAGCAAACTCCATGGTGGAAAGCGCCGATGGAATGCGCTGCCGATGCCGAGACGCGCGAGGTAGTGGTTCTAGCGCCAACCGGAAGCGGCAAATCCACGCTTGCGGAAGCGTTGATTCCCTACGTTGTCAGCGAAGATCCGGGGCCGTTTCTTTACGCTTCCCAAACTGACGAGGACGCGAAGTTCTGGGCGGAAACCCGACTCCAACCCGCGCTCAAATCATGCGCTGCCATAGCTGATCTATGGCCGGAAGACCGTCACAAGTCGCGCAAGCTCGACATCATTTTCCCTCACATGCCCCTAATTATGGGAGGGGCGAACGGGTCAAACTTCCAAGAAAAGTCAATGCGATGGCTTTATGGGGATGAGGTCTGGAAATGGAAAGCCGGGTTGATCCGTGAGTTTCTCGCCCGCCATCACGACCGATGGAATCGAAAGGTTTTTCTAGTATCGCAAGGCGGATTTGCGGATGGAGAGTTTGAGGGCGAGTGGAAGAAAACCGACATGGCGGATTTCGCTTGGCGGTGCGATTGCGGGCATGAGCAAGCCTACGATTTCGAGGCGCTAAGATTCGATACAATCCCCCGCGAAGACGGAACGATTGACGAGCAGGCGACTGCCGACACCGCCCGCATGGAGTGCAAAATCTGCCGCAAAGCCTATGCCGACACGCCAGCAAATCGCCGGAAGCTAGCAACATCCAATCTCGGCAATGGTCATGGCGGGTATGTTTCCACCACGGAAAGCGGCCTGCGCGGGTATCGCGGATTCCATATCGACGCCCTCGCGGTCTGGTGGGTTCCATGGTCAAGCGAAGTCATTGGATGGCTGGAATCTGTCCGCGCATTGAAGCAGGGTATTGTCGATAAACGCCGCCAGTGGTGGCAAAAACGCCGCGCTAAATTCTGGGCCGATCACATGAGTGATGACGCCATGCCCATCTCACGCGCCGATTTCACAAAAGCAGACTGCGAATCTGCCGAGCGTTTCGACTGGGAAAAGGAAAGGTTTATGACAATCGACGCCGGGGGAAATCACTTCTGGCACATGGTTTGCGCATGGGGTGATGGCGGGAAAGCCCGGATTCTTTCGGAGGGTTACGTTCCAAGCGACGGCAAAGACGAAAAAGCATTGGAGGACTTGCGGAAAAAATACGGAGTAGAACCCGGAAAAACCATTATTGACATTGGATTCGACCAAGACCGCATACTTGACCTATGCGTGAAACACGGATGGACGGGCATCAAGGGCGATGGCGTGCGGACGGATTGGGAACACGTTGACCGAACTGGAAACAAAGTCCGCCGCCTTTACTCGAAAACGCAACGCCAGAAAGCAAAGTCAGGAGGGATTGCTAAGTGGTTTTGGCTGGCGACCAACCCCGTTAAAGACATCGCGCACAGGCTCATTACTGGCCAAGGCGGTGAGCTAGAAGTTCCGGGCGATGTTTCCAAGGCTTTCGAGACGCACATGAAATCCGAACGGCGGGAAGTGGTGAGGCACGCCAGAACCGGGCAGGAGACTCCGCTATGGATCACACGCAACCGCCAGAATCACCTTTGGGACTGCCTTGTTTACCAAGTTGGATGCTCGCTAGTGTTTGAGCTTTTCGAGACGGATTGAATCTTGACATACGCGCCAAGCACCCAATTCGGGCGGCATGTCATTGTTTGCAACGGCGCGATCCATTTACATCGCATTGAAGGATGACGAATCCGCCATGGCCACAATTGCCACGGAACGCGCTGCCCTTGCGCTATCGCTCGCAACCGACGCCAACGCATCAATGCGCATCACAAACGCCACAGTGAACGGCCAATCCTTTTCGGGTAGCGCCACAATGACCAATCAGGACCGCTTGCGGATGCTTGGTTTAATCCTCAAAATGAACGAAGCGGGCGGCATTCCGGCTTCCGAATCCCACGCCATTTTCTAACATGATCCTAAACGAATTTGGCCAGCCTTACGCCTATGGAAACAGGGTCGCGCATGCGGCAGATCGCTCGCGATTCCGTGGCCCGCAATTTGCCGTTAGGCGTGATGACATCGACAAGCTCATCCCGACTCACGACTGGAATGTGCTTTGCTCGCTATCCGAGCGGCTTTACGTCAACTTTGGAATCCCAAAAGCTGTAATCAATCAACGGGCTTCATTCAGCGTGGGAGAGGCTTTCCTGCCAACTTACACAGGCGAATCAGACATGGACGACGGCAAAGCAATCGCCTCGTTCATGCGTAAATACTGGTTTCCGTCATGCACCGTCGAAGGCGGGGTGATGGATTGGCACTCGCTGCTTGAACTAACTTCAATCACCGTGGATATTTACGGTGATGCGTTTTGGATGCTCATCAAAGGTGAGGATGGATTCCCGCGCATTCAATGCTTGCCGCCGCATCGCGTGCGATCCGACAACTCAAAGGAAACAGTTGAGGGCGGGCCTTGGAATGGTTTCAAAATCTCGCGTGGAATCATCCGTTATGCCAGCGGAAGAATCGCCGCTTTCCGCGTGCAAATGGGTGATGATGCGTCTGTTTACACCGATGTTCCGGCATCGAATATGATCTACGGGTTCAACGTGCTATTCGCCAAGCAGGGCCGAGGATTGCCGCTTTTCACCCATGCCCTTGAGGATTTCAAAACCTCGCTTTGCTCAATCGACGATGAGCGCATCCGCCAACAAATCGTTTCCCGCCTTCACCTTTCGATTCACAACGAGCTAGGGGGCCCGGACCTAGAGAACCCTCGAAACTCCATGAGCCAGCCTGATTCTAACGGCAACTCATTCGTTGCAACAGCGACTCCGGGCGGGATCATTTACATGACCGCAGGCGCGGGCGAGAAGATCGAGCAAATCAAGCACGAATCACCCGGCGCTCTTTACGAGTCATTCCAAGACCGACTCTTCAAGTCCGCGATTGTCGCCGCCGATTGGGTTTATTCGCTTGTTTGGAACTCTCCCGGCCAAGGAACGGCAGAGCGTGCGGAAATAATGAAGGCTCGCCGCGCCATCGTGAAACGCCAGAAACTGCTAGACTTTTTTGCCCGCCGTGCAATCTCATGGGCCTATTCCGTTTTCCACGAAGAAAAGCGCGTTCCTTTGCTGGATCATCCGTTTTCGTGGTCATTTTCCCGTCCGCCCCGGCTATCTGTTGACGATGGGCGCGAATCAAAGATGGAGCTTGAAGAGTGGCGGGCAGGACTTCGCAACACCGACGAAATCACGGGAGCGCGAGGTCTTACCGACGATGAATTTCACGAACGCCGCGCCCGGATCATCTGGATGCGGAAATACACCGCAAAGCGCGTTGCGGAAGAACTCAACAAAAAGCACGGGCAGGAAATCACCGTGGAAGACCGCGAAATGGCGATGCTAACGCCAAACGAAGTTGCCGGGCAGCAATCAACACAAACCGAAACCACTCAAGACGATGAAACTCCTAACGATTGAAAACCGGGCCGCGAAAGTTCGCCTAAATGATGCCGTAACTCCATGGTCTGCCGACGATTTGATTGGCGACATTGAGCGGAGCTATGGAAACAAAGCGGTGGCAGAAAACATGACCGTTGGAGGCTTCACGGCGTCCGCTGATGACGCGCTGGAAACCCTCGAAATTGAAATCAATTCGCCGGGCGGTAGCGTTCTTGATGGCTACCGAATTTACAACGCTTTGATGGGCATGCGTTCGCGCGGCGTGAAGGTTATCGCCACCGTCAACACCCTAGCCGCATCCATGGGCAGCGTCATTCTCATGGCGGCGGATGAGATCAAGATCGTCGAAGGCGGGCGGATTATGATCCATGAAGCCGCGCAAGTCATCGCTGGAAACGCCGCCGATCACGCCCGAGCCGCTAAGAATCTGGAAGAAATCAGTGAGGAAATCGCCGCCATTTATGCCAATCGCACCGGAGCCAAGCCAGAAGAAATGCGCGAACTCATGAAGGCTGAGACGTGGATGGGTGCGAAGGAGTCGGTTGAACGCGGTTTTGCGGATTCGATTGTTAAATTCAACGCAAAAAATACGGTTGACATTGGCGGTGATTCCCCAACTCCAGGACGCATGAGCTTTCTAAGCGCACTTTTCCCCGACAAGTCCGACGCCATCGCTAAACTCGAAAGCGAAGTTGCGGAAAACGCAACACTCCGCGAATCCCTCGCCACCGCGCAAGCGAAGATCGACGACCTTCAAAACCTCGCTGGCGAAATCGCCGCGAAAGATTTGAAGATCACCGATTTAACGACCAAGGTTGATGATTTCACCGCCAAACTTGCCGAAAGGGATTCGACCATTGCCGAGCTAACCGAAAAATCCAAGGCGACTCAATCCGCCGTCGCTGCCGCCGCCGTTGCTGAAATGGCAACCGTTGGGCAAGAGAAGGCTTTTGAGATTAGCGGAAGCGCGAAGGACTCCAAGGAGGAAATCATCGCAAAGTTCCAAGCAATGCCCGCAGGCGAAGAACGCAGCGCATTTTTCCACCAACACAAATCAATCCTTTCCATCAAATCCTAACACTCACCACTAAACCACCATGGCCACCAACACCATCGCGGGCGTAAACCTCGCACAAATCGCGGAAGAAACCCTTCCACACCTTCAAGCGTTGTTCGCTCCCCTCAACGGAGTAATCACCGACTTCTCGTCTGACATCGCCGCCGAGGGCGCGAGCGTCACCACCCGCTTTGCAACCGTGCCGACTGCTGTTGACCTTTCCAGCGGTTACACTTCGCAAAACACCGCGCTCACGGCGAAAACCGTCACCCTCGACACCTTTTACGGCTTCGTTTACGGATTCAAGGACGTGGAACGCTCCAAGTCCTCCATCTTCCTCAACGACCTTTTCATTCAGCCATCGCTTCAAGCGTTGGGAACGAAGGTTTTCGGTGACTTGTGGAATCTGGTTGTCGCTGACAACTTCGCAACCTCTACCACCATCACCGCCGCGAACTTTGACCGTGACGACATCGTTGACCTTGGCACCGCGCTTACCAACACCAAGAAAGCGCCGAAAGCTGGACGGACTATCTGGTCCGCGCCGGGTCACTACGGAAGCATTGTCAAAACGCTCAACTCCGCCGAGTTCCCCGGCATGGACGCGAACAAAACCGAGGCCATGGCACCACGTGTAGCCGGATTCAACATTTACGAATCCGACCAATGCGATGCCAATTCGCAAAACCTCGCCGCCTTCGCCTTCCATCGTTCATCCTTGCTCATGGCTGGTCGTGGTGTTGACTCCACCGGAGCCGCCGAGGTTGGCGTTGAGGTCGAAAACATCATCATCCCCGGTCTTAATCTCCCGGTTCAATTCCGCCGTTGGTATGATCCAAACGCTGGCGAATTGAAATACTCCGTTGGCCTGCTTTACGGCGTTGCCGTTGGTATGGACTTTGGCGTCCGGGTTGTCACCGCGTAATTCTAACGATTATGGAAAAACCATCATTTGCCGTTTCTTTCGATGATGAAGGCAAAGCCACGCTGCTTTGCATATCAGGTAATGCCGATGAGGTATTGCGGGCATACAAGGCGCATGATGGATCTGCCGCCGCATATCTTCGCCCCGTAGCATCCAAGCGAAAGGGCGAGGCGAGCGGCCTTGTTTTCCGCGAGGAACCCCCCGAAGCGCCAACCCCAGAACCGGAAGCGCCAACCGCGCCAACCGACGAACCCGAGCAATCGGGTGAAGCGGAGCAACCCGACATCGAAGCCCTCAAAGCCCTCGCCGCTGGCGACGGGCGGAAGGCCGAGGTGAAGGAGGCCAAGGAAAAACTTGCGGAACTTGGGATCATCGTCTAACTTTCTTGCGTCGTATTCATTGGCAGACCGCCGTCTGGGAAACCGGGCGGCGGTCTTGTGTTGACATCCGCTAGTTGCGACCAATAGCAACGCCATGAGCCTTGTTTCCGCCTTTGCCGCCGCCGCCGCTACTCAGGCATTTGCAATCATGGGGACGCAAACGCTTTCCATTGGCGGGGGTGATGTGGTGGACATCGTGGGGGCTGAGACCATGGACGGGTCCGAGTTGATGGAATACGCGCAAGACCCAAATACGCAAAAAACTTGCGTTTGCAAACGGAGTGCATTTGACGCGGCTTACCCTCTTGACTCGCAATCTTACCTCAAGAAATCAGCAACAACCGAAAGCCGGGTTTTCCGCGTCGGGTCAATTAATCGCGGGCGGGATTTTGTAATCATCACCCTAACCGGAAAAGAACGGGCATGATTCAAATTATTCTTGCATTGCCGTGGTCAATAAGGAAAATGTCCGCATGCAAGCCGCGTTACTCACAAGCCAAATTCCGCCCGAAGTAGCCGGATGGTGGGTGAGTGAGAAGCTTGACGGCGTTCGCGCAATCTGGACCGGATCGAGACTTTTGAGTCGCCACGGCAAAGACCTAAAAGCGCCAGCATGGTTCACCGCAGGGCTTCCCTCTGGCTTTCGTCTCGACGGGGAAATCTGGATGGGGCGCGGCACTTTTGATGCCCTATTGTCCAGCATCCAGACCAAAGGAAGCGACTGGCGAAACATCACCTACCACGTCTTTGACTTAGCTGAATCCGGCACATTTGAGGACCGCGAAGCCAAGTTGGCTAAGATCAAACTTCCCGCGCACGTTTACCGAGTGACGCATCGTCAGCTTTCCGGCCATGCTGACCTTTCAGGAATGGAAGCGGAAATCGTATCCAACGGCGGCGAGGGTTGCGTCATCCGCCGCCCCGGCAGCAACTACCGACCGGGCCGCATGGGCGACGTGATTAAGGTAAAGCGCCTTGTGTCCGACCTTGACCGCCCTATTTGATTGACATTCGCCCGCACCATCTAAGGCGTGAGGCGTGATTCGCGCCAAAGTTGACATGCCTAAACTGCAACGCTCGCTAAGGAGCGCGGCAAAAGGATTTGGCGAATCATCAAAACAAGCCGTTGTCAGATGGGGCGTGCAAACTGCGAGGGAACTGGCTTTTGAGACTCAGGCATGGGGGAGGACGAAAACCAGAGGAAAACAGGAGGGGGCGATTTTTGCCGACGCTTTGAATGTTTTGCTCGTAATGGATGGGAAGCGATTCAGAAAATCGACCAAAAGGCGCAAGCGCGAGCTTGTTACGGTCGAGGAAATCAATGATTGGATTGAGGTCAACAGGACGAGGCGAGGAGGCAGAACCGCCAAGCTCCCCATTGAAGAGCGCAGAGAAGTCACTGAGGCCAACTTCAAAAAGGCCATGCGTGCACGATACGCGAGAGCTGGCATGGCGAAGGGCGGATGGCTTGGCGCTGGGCAGGAAATCGCCCGAGCTCAAACCGGACAAGGCCGGATCAACATTGGCCGAAACTTCCTTGGCTACGCTCAAAAACACTCGAAATTTGGCAGCGCGAAAAAGCCGCTGAATCCATTCAAGCCCATCACCGAACTGAAAAACTCCGTTCGCCATTCATCGGCGGCAAGCGTTTTGGGATCGGGGGCAAGCCAAAAAGCAATCACTTTCGGCCTACGTAAAACTACGCAGTGGTATCGAAAAGCGGCAAAGGCATCACTAGACAACGCAAAATGACAACCGACAACACAATCCAATCAATCCGCGAATGGGTGCTTTTGAAGCAACCGCTTTTTTCAATTCTTGCCGGGCTGGAAGTTTTGGTAAACGGCGACAACCCAACAGCTTCCCCGCCTCTTATCGGAATCACCGAATCCGGCGACGTTGAGACATGGGAGCAAAGCGGCGTCACAATGCACGGCGTCCTTTCGGTTCCGCTCTCAGTAGTTCTGGAAACAGTGCCAGACGAGGAAAGCGATGAGGAGACTTGCGGAACCACGAAGGAGGATCATCGCGCCATGGCTTCCGCGCTTTACGACATCTTGGCGAATCGGGACGCGATCCAATTTTGCCAAGCGCGAAACGGCGTCAATATCCTTGACATCCGCAACATCAATCCAACTACCAGCGCACAGGACGGACGCCGCGTGACAACCATTCAAATGAACGTCGTTGCCTGCCCCAACTACTAACACTTTTCAACCATGAGCCTTGCCACAGTTTACGGAACCGCCCAATTCGGCACCGCCGATGAAACATCCGCGTCCGGGCTTTTTACCGGGACCATCTCTTACAACGGAACCAGCGAGCAGGCATTTGCGCCAAACCATATCGGGTGCGATGCGGCTTTTTCGGTTTATAACGCCAAGAAGGATGTTTCGCTTGATGGGATTGTTGCGGTGAAGGCTACGGGACTTGTCGGGAATATCGGATCGGTGATCGTGCTCGCAAACTCCACCAGCAACAGCCGAACCCGCAGCAGTTCAAATCTTGGCGACACCCCAAACGCAAACGCAGGACTTGTTATCATTGGCAACAACGTCACGCCAACCAATAACGGGTTTGAAAGCGGGAACGTGCAAGCAATTTACCTCCCATCGGTCGCCACCAATTCTCCAGTCACCTTGACCTAACGGAATGCAACTCACAGGACAATCGACATTCCAGACCGGAGACGTGAATCTAGCATCTGCGCTGATGGCGTGCGGGATTCCGCTAGATCGGAATTGCCCGGTCAAGTTAATCGAATCAACCACGAGGGATAAGCCCTACGGATCGTTTTTGGTTTGCGCGATATCAGAGGACGGCATGGAGGACACTCAAGCCCTGATGGAGTTTTGGGCAAACGGCGGAACCTTAAGGGAAGGTCATCCGCTTCCGAGAATTTCCGAGTTCATTAAAGAAAAACCTAACGGCATTCTTTCGTCGGATGAATGGCTGGATCACGCCGTTGATTGGCTGAAAGCGCGTTCAATTCCGCTGCCGGGATTGCGCCGAATGTCGGACATTCCGGCTTTTGTTCAGGCTCTCCCGCAATCACTCGAAAGCTATATTCTCGCGTTTGTTTACAACCGCTGGACGTGCTTCCAACTTTACAACAACGCCCGCCGCGCAATCCATCAAAGCCGTGGGGATCAACTCCACACCTTGATTGATTCACGACTCCCAAAACACCAGCGCAACGAACTGCTTGCGCGATTAGAAGGATAATCCCATGACAAAAAGAGAATGCCTGCTTTCCGCCGTTTGGACTGGCCCGCCGCTAAAGCTGGACGGGCAAGAATTGCGCTTGCCGTTTGGACGATTTGAGCTTTTGAGGCGGTGGGGGAACATCATCTTCTCCACCGGATCGGAGCGCGAGCAAAGCGAAACCGCCGCCGTGCATGAATGCGCTTGGATCATGGCGATGAGCAAAGAATCCATGATTGAGGCGCTTTCAAAAGCCCGTGATGAGCTTGACGCGGATTTCGTGAAGTTTTGCGCCACTTACGAGGATGAGTTGCCGGAAATCATCGAGGGGGTGGTTGAAAGACTCCAGCAACTAAAAGCCGCAATGGTGGAAAGCGTAGCGCCGGGAAAGGGGGATGCTCGCCATGCGTCCTAGCATCCGTCGAGATGTTCGCAAGGCGAGCGGGTATTTGCCAGCATACGGCAATATGGGAAATGGAATGCGCGCACGTCATGCAGCTTATCCACGCGGACGGAATGCGAAACGGACAGGATTTCCGCTGGGTTTACTTTTTCGAGCCATCGAAAGCCCTAACGGATGAATTTGAGGAACTAGCAAACATCGAACCGCCACCACTTGAATGATCGGATCAACCGTAAAACTTGGATTTGACGCAACCGCCGTGCAAAAAGGGCTTGGCGGGCTTGGCGGGCTATTTGGCAGGATCGGAAGGCAAATCGGCATCGGCGGATTGCGGCAAGCCGGGGCGCAAGTCACGGACTTGATGGGCCGGATTATCCTCGCCGTTCCTCAAGCCGGAAGAGAGATGCTGGACTGGGTTGGAAATCTAAACGACATGAGCATGCAGACGGGGATTTCTGTTGATCGGCTGATGCTCATGGAAGAGGCATTAACGATTGCGGGAGCGAAAGCGGCAGACACCTCAATGATTATGTCGCGCTTTGCGGATAATATGTATAAAGCAACGCAAGGCGCGGAAACTCAAAAAGATGCGTTAAATAAACTGGGGTTTGGTGCTTCGGACTTGAAACACATGAAACTTGATGAACAATTTTACACAATCGGCAAAGCAGTCTCTGAGCTTGGACCTGAGTTTGAAGGGCTAGAGGGAATCATGGGTGACCTATTCGGGATGAGAGGCGGCTCGAAATTCATACGATTTTTCCGAGACTTTGACGGCAGCTTGGCAAAAGCAAAAAGCAACATTTCTTCATTTGGGGGAATGTCGCAAGATGCGTTTGAGGGATTTGATAAAATCGGGGAATACTTAGAACGGTGGACAATGACGCGCAGAAGCCTGCTTGCTGGTTTCTTTGAAGGCGCGGTCGGAGGATCTGGAATAAAGGGTGCAGCATCCGGCATTGACGCGATGTTCGACAAGCTGAATGGCATGTCCGACAAAATGCGCGAGTTTGGAAAGGTGTTTAGAACGTCAATCGAATACGTCGCGCAGACTGGCGTTGGAAATGTTTTCAGCGACATGTTCAAGGGGCTTGGCAAGTCCATTGGTGAAGGCATCGCGGAAAGCATCAAGGAATCAATCTCGCCAAAAGGATTCATCCAATCAATGAACCCATTCGCATCGAACAAATCCGACCCGCTTCTGAAAGAGAACCAAAGACAAACCGCCGTTCTTACGCGGATTCAGCGTGACGGCATAACAGCAAAATACGCATGAGCCTTGCCACCATTAGAGGAATCGCCCGCAACTCATGGTTGCCGGGGCCGGATTTTGTTTTTCAGCGCGACACAACCGGAAAGGTTACTGGATCACAAACATTCTCGGCAAACCGACAAGATTTTTACGGGCAGATCATGCAAGCCGCGTTCCGCAAGGGAACGAAGATTTCCGTGGTTTATCCACAGGTCTTGTCATACCTTCATCCGCTTGAAATCGACACCGCAGAATGCCAAGAGGAGCCGGGCGGGATTGACAAAATTTTTGTCACCTATGTCGGATACATCCAAGTTGACTCAGAGATGCAAGACCGTGAAACGGTTTATTCCCGAAACAACGCGCTCGAGGAAAGAAGCATCCTGCGCCATCCGAAGTTCCTCGCCGACGTTACTGACATCGAGGACATTGAATTGATCGTGAAGGGACATGATGGCCTTTACGAGAAAAACAAGACGGCATCGACTGCCAGTAATTACAAGATATGGGACGTTGTAACACAAGGCAATCGGGGCGCGCTGATTGACGCGCTCGCGATCGAATGGTGGGATTTTATCGTTACTCGCGGAATAAAGACGTATCAAGCAGCAACTTCCGAATGGACGAAAAGCCGCAGCAACGCGGGAGGCTTGGCAAACATTGATTTGGAAAAACTTGGCAAGATCGACGTTCCAGATGGAGACCCTGCCGCGCCTGCCGGGATGATTTGGTTCATGTCTGGATCGACCGAAAGCCGCACGGTCGGAACCGCTTCTTCATGGTCGATCACATGGACTTTGATAGACGACAACGACATCAACCAAAAACTCTACGGAGACGATGAGTAAACCCGGGATTTCAATCAACCTTCCACCTCGCGTGGAAAGTGGCGAGGCTGTTAAAGCTGCCGATTTTAATTCAATCCGGCAGGCAGTGGCGCGGTTGGCGAGGAGCGGCACTCCCGAACTTCCAAGGATAATGCCAACGACTTACAAGCACCCGTGGAAGTTGCAAGTTGTTGAAGAGGAGTCGGAAATCAGGCTCAAGACGTATTACGGAGCGGTGACGGCGATGAGGTTAAACAATCTTCAGCCAACAATGATTTCGCTGGAATCCAGATTTAACGCGGCGACTCCGACTTACCTCATCAATGACCCATACAATCCAAGCGGGACAATCGGGCATTCCGTTCTTTCAATTTCGACGACGTATGGCGTATGGGTTCAAATCGAAAGATTTCCAACTGAATCGTTTGAAGGATTCGGGGGCGACGATTATGACGGTATGAGTTCCGAACCGTTGCTTGGCGCGGTTTCGATATTCGTCACTGATGATTTTCCAGATCCAGACGACCAGCCAGACTGGAATGACGACTTGGCGTTCGTCCATGTCGGAACCGTGGCGGTTGACGGAGACGGAGCCGCGACCATAAAGCAAAGGCTCAGAAGTGACATCTTCCTGCCGATCGTGGCTTACCCTTACGGAATAAATTTCCCAGATCCGCCGGAAAACCCCGCTTGACATCCGCCACCACAAACCAATCGACACGGCATGCCAGTTTCTTCCGCACAAGCGATTATAGGGCTTAACGCTGCCGGGACGCCAAGCTCCACGAATGTCACCGGAACCGTTCAAATTGGACCGTCGCAATCCCAATTCGCATTCCCGACCGCAGACGTTGCCTATTCCGTGCGGGCTATCATTGCCCCGGCGTCTGATTTTGTTTTGAATGTTCCAGACGGAACCACTGATGAGAGCGATGCGTGGGTTGCTGGCGTGGCTCAAGTCGAAACCGCAACCGCGGTAGGGACCATTGGCAGCGGAAACGGAAACGCAGAGATAATCGTCACTTGCGACAGCATGGACAACTCCCCCAAGACCATTCTTGTTGATGTAACTTCAGGCGACACGGCGGCGGTTTGGGCTGGAAAGGTTCGCACTGCTCTTGCGGCAGACGTTGATGTTGCGTCTGTTTTTTCCGTGGGAGGGGCTTCGACTGCTATTGTTTTGACGGTCAAAGAAATTGGCGGACTTTCTATCCCGATCTATCAAGACAATGATTCAACGATCAATATCGCCATTGATAATGGCACTTGCACAGGAATCACGCCAGCGGCAACAAGCGCCAACACCACCCAAGGCGTTGCGACTTCTGGATGCGTAATTTATGACGGAGACGGCAAGGATTTTGAAGGAATTGCCATACCGACAATCACAAATCTAAAGGGCATGATTTTGGAAGGGGTTAGTGGGGTGGTTGCCTATGCTACTGAATCGTATGGAACAATGGGCTTGATTGACCCGGCAGAGATTCCAACACTAACCGCAAACTCTTTACTGTTTGATGAACTAACATTTTCATCAAGCGGGCCATCAGAAATAAGAATTACAGTCATCGGCGAAACCGCTTAAAATCAACCTCAAATGACCAATCTAACCATCACCGGAAACGGAAACTTTCCAATCAACTCCATCGGATTCGGGCGCGAATTTAGCGTTGCCGTCTCAGGCACGTTTGGCAGCGGAACCATCAAGGCCCAATACGCCACCGCCGGACCCGTCGCCGCTACCGAAGTCGTGGACGACGACACGGAAACCGGGGCATTCACCCTCACCGCGAAAAACCCCGGAACCGCCGGCAATGGCTACACCTTCGCCATTGGCGACCCTGCCGAAAGTCAGGCTCTCGCAATCACACAAACCGGGCTGGATTTCGTCGTTACCCCCGCATGCGATGCGGGCGATACTGCCGAGCTTGCGACCAGCATGATGGGATCACACAACGACATCCGCATCGTTGCCAATGTCGCCGGATCACTCGCTAACAGTTACAGCATCGAGCTACTCGCCGGAAGCGGAACCACGCAGGCGCTTTCTGTCACCACAAGCGACAACCTCAAATTCAGCGTCACGCTTGCCCGTGCTGCCGACGCGATTTCCACCACCGCCAGCCAACTCATCGCCGCCCTCAACGCTTACGCGCCGTTTGCCGCGCTCATGGAAGCCGAGTTGAAATCCGGCGACAACGGCAGCGGTGTTGTTACCGCGCTTGCGGAAACCAATCTTGCCGGGGGCGGGGAAAACGCCGCAATCACCACCACAAGCGCCGAGCTTGTCGCTTTGCTCAACACCTCCGCCATCGTCGCACCTCACTTCTCAGCGGCTTTGGCGGCGGAATATGACGGCGCGGGACTGATTGAGCCGCTTGCCGAATCCGCATTCACGGGAGGCACGGCAGGCACGTTCGTTGACTTCTCAGGCGACAACGCGATTTCCTTTACCGCCGCTGGGCAACTCATCGGAACAAACGTGGGAATGCTTTCGACGATCAATCTCAACGTCGCCGGATCAACCACGCCAAGCATCACCGCCATCGTCACCGAGCTTCCCGAATGACAACCCGGCTAACAACTCGCGGAACTACACGCTTGACAACTCGCGGCACCTCGCCCGCGCCGTCTTTTACGCCTTCATCAATCGCCAATCTTGCTGTTTGGTTAGACGCGATGGACGCCAGCACCGTCCTACGCGATACCGGCAGCGGATTTGTGCCTGCCACAAACGGTGAAGCCGTGGCGCGCTGGGTCGATAAATCCGCGAACGCACACATCCTCGCGCAAACCGTATCAGGAAGCCGCCCTTTGCTTTCCACCAGCGCGGGACCAAGCTCCGGGCGAGCAATCACTTTTGACGGTGCGAATGACTTCTTGCTAAAAGCCTCACTTGTTTTCGATTTCCCATGCACCGTTTTCACGGTCATGCGCCAAAATAGTTTTACCACGAGCGACATGGTTTACGAAACGCGAGGCGCGGGAGGCCGACCTTTGCTTGTTCAGCGGGTCGCGGCAGGTCAAATCAGGGGGCCATTCGACTCTCCAATCGTTTCGCACACGCTTTCGACTTGGAATGTGGTCACTCAAAGAATGAGTGCAACCGTGAACACGGTCCGAATTGACGGCGGGACAGAAAACTCCGGGACCGCAGGAGCTTCATCGGGGGCGGGGTCTTTAACCATCGGAGCAAACAATTTAGGGTTAAGTGCTTGGTGCCATGTCGATTTCGCTGCCATCATCGCCTACTCACGGATTCTAACGGCTGATGAGGAAGTGAAAGTGAGAAATTACCTCAAAACCCAATACGGCACACCATGAGAATCTTCCGCGCCACTCCGCAGGCTTATGAAGCGATTCGCGCTCAAATCGACGCGGCGTTCGGCTACCCATATTTCAGCGACCCGGAAAACCCGACAGTCGCCACAACGGAAACGTGCATGCCGCCCGTCGAAAGCGCCATCACTGACGCGGACGGCAACTGCTACATCGCCCTTGCGGATGAGCATTCAACACTTCCTCAAATCGCCCCGGCTCTCGCCGCTTTGCTGGCGGATGGCACTCTGACAGAAACCGAATCATTACCATGAAAACCACACTAACAGGATTCTTCGCGGGACTCGCTCTCATTGCGGGTGAACTCAACGACCACTTTGACAACGACCCGAAAACCGTATTTTCCCTCGACGCGTTTCTTGCGGGTCTGGGCATGATGGGCTTTGGCTACTTTGCGCGTGACAAGCAATGAACGAGACAAGCGTTGATATATGGGTTAAGGTCATCACCGGAAGCGCCGGGGCTTTAGGCGTGATGATTTGGTGGATTAAAACGCTGCAAGATCAGATAAAACAACTCCATCAAGAACTTGGCTCAACTATCGAAAAGAAAGATGCCCGGATCAATGAAATCACCGACAAGGCCGTTTCCGCGATTGCTACCATTTCCGCCGCCTCATCTGGCGATGCGCAATGGAAGCGTGATATGCTATCGAAAATCGAAGAAATCAAAACCATTGTCGGCCATGATTGACTACCCCCCAGCGATTGAGCGGTTAGATGATGCGATCAGCGGGGCATTCCTGGCGCTAGCGCCAAAAGCAGGCACGGTTTCGCTGGCATTGCCGGGTGGCGATTGGGAGTCATTCCCCTTGGCTAACCCATCGTTATCCCCGGTGGAATGGTGCCGCGTGCCGTGCGAGGATGGATTTCAAGCCGTGAAGTTTCGATCACTAGGCGCGGCGTCCATGGGCGAGCATTTCCACGAATACCCCGAGACGTTGCGCCAAACTAAAGGCCGATTGCTACTCACCCACAACGGGTCAACAAAGGTTTTGAGGCCGGGGGACATCCACGAAAGCAAGGCGGGCGAGCTTCATTCCGCGCAATACGGGCCGGGCGGTGGTGAGACGGTTTGCAAGTGGGCGTGCGAGGAATCTGCCGTGGTCTGCAAGGTTTTTGGGTGATTTGTGAAAAAATTCCTTGCAAGGTCATTTCGTAAGCGGTAGGGGTTGCGAACAATGAACGCAGCACACACACCGACGCCGAGGACGGATGCTGAATTACTCATAGATACGCACCCTCGCACAGTAGCTGGAGGATGGCCTAGTGGGAGGAAAGCCACGTTTGGCCATTCCCATATCGTGACCGCCGACTTCGCCCGCCAGCTTGAACGCGAACTTGCCGAGGCGCGGGAGGAAAACACAGCTCTACAAAAACAAGTGGACGGCGCAAAGAACTGTCTAACCGCCATACAGGAGGCCAAGGATCTATGCGCTAAATGGGAGGAAGAACACGCCGCTTGCCTGAAAGCCGCCAATGATTCCATGGATCTAGCAGAGCAGGCGATAAAGCAACGGGACGCGCTGGCGAGAATCGGCGGCAAACTCAGGAACGTCTGTCCTAGCTCATGCGACGACTATGTGGCTGAGTGGGATAAAGCCCTCGCCACCCTAGAAGGGAGGGCCGAGTGAGTCCCGAAGCGCAGAGAATCGCCATTGCCGAGGCTTGCGGGGAAATCAACCCAAGATTCACCGAATCCGGCGCTTGCATCGCATCAACGGCAACAGCAGACGGAATCGAATGGGGAACGCATGGAGTTGCCGACTACCTCAACGACCTCAACGCGATGCACGAAGCGGAGAAGACAATCCGGAAACCGGGTCTTGCGTTATGGTGTGATTACGCCCGAACGCTAAGAAGGGCTTGCGATGTATCTCTCTACTCCGACATCCACGCAACCGCCGCCCAACGCGCAGAAGCCTACCTTCGCGCCCTTAACCTTTGGCAAGAATCTCCACCAACAACACCATGAAACTGCCCCGCCTAATCCACCTCGCCGCCTTATTCTCCATCGCGCCGATCCTCAACGCCTGCGCTGTCCGCATCAACGCGGACGGGTCAAAAGACGCAACGATTGACGCACCAAGCGCCATCCGCATCATCGAAATCATCGAAGCCAAATAACTTCATTCCGGCCCGCCGAAGGGGAAAGCCTCGCTTCTTTATCACTAGGCGGGTCGGAGTGACTAACCCGAACGCAATAGGCTATGCGCCCGAAGAGAAAGGAAACGCCAATGAATAAGCAACTGGAGAGCTTCACCGGGTCGAATGCGCCGCCTTGTTCGGCGTTGGACGCTGCGCTCGCACTGGTGGACTTCGGCCCGTGCCGAGGCGCTGAACGCCCGCAAGACTGGATCAATGTGGCGAGTCCGATGTGCGCTCACTGCGATGGAGTGGAAGACGTGAATCTCGCCGCCGCTCGCATCATCGCCGCCGAATATCGGAAGGCGCTTGCCGTTATCGAGGCCATCGAAGAGCGATACATTGACGGCTGCGACACCTACGAAGATTGGAAATTCATGGGAAGCTCCGCCCGCGATTATCTTCTTCCGCCGAACAGTTAATTATGACAGCCAATAAGCGTCCATAACACACCCCAAATCAAACCGCCATGTCAATCATACCACCAAACCGCCCGCAAGCCCCGCGCGAAAAAGTCATGTCTGCCATGCGGAAATGGCACCGCGATCAGGGCAAGGAAATCGCGCCCGTTACCGTAGTTGTCGCCCCCGGCTACTATTCTAACACGTTCGGCAAACCCGGCAATGACCGGGGATTCTACGACGATGCTGCCTTCGTCGTCACCGACCGGACGTTTACCAGCTTCAACTTCAACTCCGACCCCAGCCTTTATAAAACTGGCATTTCCACCGTCCTGCCGGGGATTTACCCCTATCGGCGCGGCTACCACAAGCGAGGCAAGAAAAGCGGACATCCCGCATTCAGGCCCGCAACAATGGGCGAGGCCTTACCTGTGAAGCGAGACGGCGAGAAAGGCCGATCAAAGCGTGACGGCGTGGCGAACAACAACCACCGAGGCGGCATCAACGGGACAAGTTCCGAAGGGTGCCTGACCGTTCCCCCTAGGCAATGGGATGCTTACTACGCCTTGATCGACTCGGAAATGTCCAGGCTTGGGGTGGTTAATTTCAGCATGTGCATCTTGCCGGAGGGGTGGCTGTGAACGTCCCTGTCCTGGCACAGCCGGGGCGCAAATAGACCTTATGAACACACAAGCCGAAACCTCCCCGCCTGTTGGCAGCACCTTGTTATGCCCCGTTTGCGGGAAACAGACAGTCGCCAAAGCCTACGGGCCATTCTTCACGCCTGACCCGACATATCGGAGCGCAATGACCTGTCCCGATGAACACTGGCGCGGGACGATGTGCGCGACACACCGGGAAGCCGAGGGGCATAACGCTGAGCTATGACAGCGCCGCGCAAGACTCCGATTTCTGACAGGGCGCTTCCGGCGCTTGTCATCAGCGTCTTGTTCTGGGTCTTTTTGGGGTGCGAAAGAAATATGAGAATCTCGTAAAATAAATGTTGACCTTGTGCGAGAATCTCGTATTGTCTCCCCAGTTGCACGACGCAACGCCAACACCAAACCAAACACGAAAATGAAAACGATCAGCATCAACGAAATCAACTCCAACGGAATCCAAGCCCAAGGCAAAATCGACGGAATCAGCGAAGTGGAACTCATCGGCACCAACGGAAAAACCGGAGACGCCAAGACCACCGCTTACTGGTTTGGAGGAACCCGTGTGATCGACACCAACGGCGATCCTGTCTGGGAAGAGCAAGACCCAGAAGCATTCGCCGCAATGATGGAGGAAATCGAAGCCTAATCCGATGAGCTTCGCCGATCAAATCCGCGATGAGCGCAAACGCCTCGGCCTGACACAGGCCGGGGCGGATGCCGTCCTCGATACGTGCCGGGGACAGGTAGCCGCATGGGAAAGTGGGCGAAACACGCCGCACGTCCTCACCCAGGAGGGAGCCTTGGCACGCCTCCGCAACCGGAAGACTCCGCGCAAATGATTCTTCCCCAGAACGAAACAAGCTCTGCCACTGGCGGGGCGCAACCGACATCGAATCCATGAACGACATCACCGCCCCGACAGTTGGACAGCAGCGGCTTGTTAGCCCTCGTGTTGGCGAGCAAATCGCCGAAGAACTAAGCCGCTCCGCGAACATCATCGCGAGCTACTACGAAAAGCACAAATCGGAGATGCCTGCCAATGTGGCCTGTGCTCTGACCCGTGAAATGTCGCGCCTCCGCGATCTTGCCTCGCGAGTCAAACCCGCTCCCCAGGAGGACAATGAAGAGGGCTAACGCTCAAGCGATGGCATCCGCCGACGAGAAAACCCCACCGAATGAAACGACTTTATGATACCAGAAACCGTTGAAGAAACCACAGAATGCGGATTGCCCATCCGCGACTTGTTCGCCTTTGCGGGTGTGCGCCAGATCATCGGAGATCCCCACGGGAAGCTCATGCAAGACGAAGTGGCGGATCGAATCCAGAAGCTGGTCAACGTGCTGCAAAACGTGGTCGGACTGGTGGACGCTCTCGAAGTGCTCAATGGCACCCACAAAGGGACAGCCAACACCGCGATGCGAAGGGCGCGAATGATGATCATCGAAACCGTCGAAGAATCCATGCCCGAATGGGACGTGGTGCTGGAGCAAATTCATAAGGCGAACAGTATTTTATGCCCCCCCAAAAGTATCAATAACGCATGAAAAAGCAATGCACCACCTGCCATTTCGCATGCGCCTGCCGTGAGGAGCGATTCAAGGCGCTACTAGAAGACACCTTGCTAGCGCATAAAACCCCCGACAACGGCAATTATAACTGGTGCGACGAAGACCCTTGCGCGTGGTGTGTTGAGGCGGCTGATTTGCTATACGGCGGGCGGCCTACTCCTGCGCATCCTCCCACTCAACAATCAGCCGCGCAAGCTGGCGAGGCGTGCGGACCTTCCTGCGCTTCTTGCCGGCGCAAGGCTTAGCCTCAAGGCCGCGCTTGCCGCATTGGTTGTAATAAAGGAACCAGCAAATCCACCCGCCAGAATCGAGCATCCCAAGCAATTCTTCAAAGGCACACCAAGTGGCCATGAAAAGCTCGCCGTTGGGGTCAAGCGTTCCAGCCGCGTTTGCGTTGTCGGTGGCATCGCGGAGCCGCTCAAACGCCGCGACAATCGGCACGATCTTCGCTTCCCATTCGGCTATGCGTTGCGGTTTGTTCATGGCTTTGAATGGAATCCTCACCACAGGGCGGGCAAGTCGGGACACTTGCCACCGGGCATGAAGCCCGTTAACCCCGTGGCGAGAAAGTTTGTTAGAAGCTCGTCAAAAACGTCTCAACCGCCGCCAGCGTCCGCGCCGATGGCTTGCCCTTGTCGCCTAACAGGCGGGAGATTTCAGGCACTGAAACGCCGGACCTTTCCGCCAGCAGGCTTTTAGTCCGACGCCCCCAACCCGTAGGAGGCGATGCTTTCAGCCACTTTTCAGCGAGTTTCTTGATTTGCGCTTGCGTCATGCTGCAATTCTACCATCCCGACCCGCCCCCGCAACAAATTCTTGCACGTTACAACCCGTTGAAAAACAAGGCTTTGCGCTTTCCCGTGAGAATAATGCAAAAAAAACTTGCGGGGCGGGGCGGGTTTTGTATCTTCCACACATCAGCCGACGCGCTGCCAACACTAACCGACCAAATCAAATGAAACTCCTTGGAAACAAATTTGCTGACAAAGTTCAATCTGCCACACTTGCCGACGCTATCGCTTGGCGCAATTCAGACGAAAAGACCATCTTTGCTGTGGAGTTTCTTGAAGCCCATAGTGTGAATCAAATTGCCGATTTTTGGCAAGACGAGCTTGAAGATCGCTTTGAGAAACTCCTTAGTGATGCCGCTTAATGCCACCCCCAAGCCGGGTCCAACCCCCGGCCAACCTCAACGCCTTGACCAAATGACCCCCGAAGAACACGCCGATCTAAACGCCCGCATTGACGCGCTACAAGCGCAGATTGACGCCCTAACCGCCCGCCTCGACTCCATGCTTGCCAATGAGCCGGAAGACCCGACACAGCGCATTGTGTCGATACCGGAACACATGCTGCCGCATCTCCCGCCGCTGCCCGAGGGGAAAACGGAGTGGGTTGGACGGGGCGAGTTTGAGGGGCTGGAAATTGAAGCAGGGCAACGCTGTGTTTTTTACTGGGATGCGCTCCATTGGGCTTTTGACTACACGTTCTATTTTTCAGACAAAACTTTCCACATCGAAGCCGTATGACCCACACACTAACAGCCTCCCAGCTTGTCGCCCGAGCCATGTCCCGCGCATCCAGTATCGAAGGACTCGCCAAGTCTGCAATCGAACGTATGCCCGACGCCGCCGCGTATATCGCCAAGGTGCCGCGACTACGCAGGAGCGAAGCTGTTGCTCAGGGGTATGAGCAACTAACAACGCATTACCCGCAATTCCAGCATGTCATGCTTTACGATGCTTTGCGAACCTTCCACCCGCGCCCCGTTGTCCTTGTGCAACTCTCCAAGGGGCTTTCCATTTGGTCAAAACCCCTGCCAAAACGCCAGCCATGAAGATGACGATCACCCCGCTGTTCCACTTCTGCTGCCGTTTTTGCGGCAAAACGTGGCAACTCCAAGGCGAGAAGCTATGCGACCCCGTGACGTTTGAGTTGATCGACGCGCAAGATGCTGTGCTGGAAGCCAACGGCGATTTTGCTACTGACTGCTGCGCGGATTGCAAGCCCGCGGGGAAACCTTTTGGATCATACTTTACCGACTTAGACTAATGATCCTCGCCACCGTCACCACAGGCTTTGCTGTCCTGCTCGCCCAAATCGCCTTCACCGAATGGCGGCGATACAAGGCGGCAATCACCGCCGACGTTAACCAATCTTTCGGGCATGCGCATAGCGTATACCCGACCGCAAAACCCCATGCGGTAAAGCCGGGGAAATACCTGACAAACACAAGACAATGATGATACCCAATCCATTCCAAAACATTCCGGCGACATTGAAATTCTGCGACCATGAAGATCCGCAAGGCCATTTCATCCCATCGGAAAAAAGACGCCGCAACAAGACCAGCGAGCCAAGCCAGCGCCAAGTCCGCAAGAAGGCCCGCCGCGCACACGCCGCCGGGGTCAAGAACGCATTTAAACGCTAACCGATAAACCAATGAGCACCGAACTAACAACGCCGCAAGCTGCACCCATGTCCCTCCTGCTAGGAGCCGACCTCTCCACCGTTGACACTGACAAGCTGGAGAAGCTCATGCAGCTTCAGGAGCGATGGGAGGCAAAGCAGGCGGACAAAGCACTTGCATCCGCCCTCGCCAGCTTCCAATCAACCGCGCCATCAACCTTCAAGGGACGCAAGTCAGACCGCGGACAATTCGCCAGCCTTGATGACATAATGCTGGCAATCCGTGAATCCCTAGCGTCAAACGGCTTGTCGGTTTCATTCGACACCCAGACACCGGAACCGGGAAAACTGACCGCCGTCTGCCACGTTATGCACAAGGACGGCGGGGCGTTTAACCGATCTGTGACCGTTCCCGTGGACTCAGCGATGAGGGCAAATGACACGCAGAAGATGGGCAGCGCAATCAGCTACGCGAAACGCTACGCTTTAACCGCCGCGCTCAACCTAATTGTTTCCGACCATGACGACAACGGGGGATCTGCCGGAACGCCGAACATCACCGCCGCGCAGATTGCCGAGATTGAGGGATTACTTGCCCAAATCCCGGCGACGGATACGAAGGATAAAATGCTGCAATGGCTCCAAGTCGAGACGCTGGCCGACATCCCTGCCGACGCCTTCCGCAAGGTCATCAAAACCCTAAAGGACAAACTGCCATGAGCCGCGAAATCCAATGCGTGCAAGGCTCACCGGAATGGTGGGCATACCGAAAGGGCAGACCTACAGCGAGCGAGTTTGGCCGGATCGTCACGCCAGCAAAGGGCGAGTATTCCAAGTCGTCAGATAGTTACGCTGCCGAACTCATCGCCGCCGCCTGCGGGTGGTTGGCAGACTTCAAAGGCTCGCCAGACACCGAGCGCGGGAACTATCTGGAGAAGCAGGCGCTGTCATGGCTTAACTTCCGGCATGGCCTCAACGCCCGTGATTGCGGGTTCTTCCTGTCCGACTGTGGGCGATATGGGGCTAGTCCTGATGCCATCGCGGACGACGGATGCCCAGTGGAGATCAAATGCCCCGCACTCCATACTTTCCTGAAATGGCGGATTGAGGGCGGATTGCCGCTAGATCACAAGGCGCAATGTCATGGCGAGATGATTGTGACGGGCGCGGATAAGTGCTACTTCCTAGCCTATGCCGACAACCCGCACATCGACAACATGCTGGTTGTTGTTGAGCGCGACGAATACACCGAGAAGCTCCAAGCCGGGATTCTCAAATTCTGCGACAGGCTGGAAGAACTCGCCAGCGACATCCTAGCCGAAGAGTTTCTAATCATATTCCCACACTTAGACAAACCATGAACCTATTCGACATCCCCGAAACCCCTTCCCCGCGCTTGCGGTGGATGCAACGCCACCATCTAACCGTTGAGCCAGTCACCGAAGAAAACAGCAACCGCTACGCCGCAAGGCATGGCATGACCGTTATCGGCAAGGGCGCAACCGAAGACGAAGCTCTAACCGCTGCCGCTAAGTCCCTCAATATCCGGCTTTGGAATGAGGAGGGCGTTCGATGAAATACGAATCCAGAATCACCCGCGTCTCCATCATTCCCGAGGGCGAGTCGCTTTTCAGCGAACACGGGTATCACGCATCAATCGAAGACGAGGCGGCTGGCGAGTTTGTGTCTGTAAAGTCCGAATCTCAGGGGCCAACCAATGATATGCAAATCGAGCCGGAAGTATGGCCAATCTTGCGAGAAACAATCGACGCCATGTTTGCCGACATCAAACAGCGGGAGGAGTCGCCATGAAATACGCCGCCAGAGTGGACAAGAACCAGCTAGAGGCAATCCACGCCTTCAAAGCCGCAATGCCGGATGCCAGCGTTTTCGACGCCTCCGCATGCGGCGAGGGGTTCCCGGATCTTGTGGTGGGATGGCGGGGCAAGAACTACCTTTTTGAGGTCAAGAACCCGGATGTTAGGCCGAGTGACCGCAAGCTAACCGAGCCGCAAGTTGCCTTTCACGCATCATGGCAAGGGCAAGTTCATGTCGTGCATTCCGCCGCCGAGATGCTGGCGATTATGCTACGCCTTGAGGCCGGAATACCGGTGAAACAAGCCTTTCCCGCCCCCTAAAAAATAATGAAAGTTTTCCTTGCAACTGGGAAGGGCATCCCCTAGGTTCTCCTCAGTTGACCGACGAGCGGCAACACAACCGACCAAACCAAATGAGTGACATTACGCTACCAATTATCCACCGCAATGGGACATCACGCGCTGATTTGCAAAAGTGCTACGACGCCGCCGATGATGCTTTGTTTGAATTTATTAGAGCATGGGAATCAATGGAATTCAACGCAAGAGATTACTACCCGCAAGGACCAGAATCATGGATCGAGGCGTTGACTGCCCGTCAAAACATCAATCTTAAGATTCGAGAGATTCGCGATTATATCACAAAACACCGCGAACATCTTTACGCCTAATCTCCCAACCCCTCCCGCGCTTTTCCTTGGTCGGTTTCAGACCGGGAGGGCGCGGGAAACCAAGCACGACAATGACTCAGCCAATAAAAACAAAGCCAACCGACGACGGGGGCAGCGCATTCCCGCACGGCGAGATAATCGCGGAACAACACGACAGCGCCGGGAATTTTTCCGGCAACATAGTGCATCAAGAATCCACCGGAATGTCCCTCCGTGACTGGTTTGCGGGGATGGCGATGCAGGGGTTTTTTGCCAGCGGGCATTTCACGGAAACTG